GATTGCTTGGTAATAAGTAAAAATTACGGTGATGCTTTTTCCTTGGCATACACTCCCGCAGGGACAGCAGCAGACTATGAAATATGCGCGCTGGTACGTATAACTGTCCGGGATGGTGCTGAAAGAATTGGCCCCGCAGGTAACTTAGTAACGGGATCGGTTGACGCTTATCTAGGTACATCTATAAATGATGCTGTAGGATTTTGTCGTTTAGATGCAGGTGTTAGGTCGCTAAGAACTGCAAACTATGCTGTTAGGCATGATCCTACCTTAAAGTGGGTATGGTACAGACTGCGCAAGTCAGGCTCAGATTTTAAAGTTAGGTTTTGGGCTGAGAACGATACAGAGCCTACAACATGGTCGATCGAAACAAGCGACAGCGGTACGTTACTAACCACAGGCAAGCTTGGTTTAGCGGCTGTTACTACAGACTCAAACGATTACGTAGCAGCTCTTGGTATCGGTACTAATGGCGACACAGCACCTACAGAAGCAGTGCCTACAGGTCTAGCCATAGACTCTACAGACAGCACCATGCAACGTGGTACTAACTTTGAGGTAGTCTGCTCAACCCCATCTACAGCGCCCACCACAGCTAATACAACACTAAGCAATGGTAACGATACCCTAACGCCTTCTAGCGTGACAGGGAGTGACCCATACACGCTTACGTTTCCAGTAGGTGATCTTACTAAGCAAGTTGATGCCACTGGCTACGACTGGACTTTGACAGTAGACGTTGAGACAGCTACCACAGGCAACATACCGCTAGTTATCCAAGCAGACTACACAAAAGTTGACTTAGTTAGCCCTGTTACGACTAACGCATCACTACTGTTTGGATATACAGGTGACGCTCCTGTCACTGGTGATGATCTAGAGTATGACGTAACAAGTGTACTCAACTCAGGCGTAACCTTCTCAGTTGCAGTAGATGGTGTGTGGACTATTACAGAAGCTAGTGATGGCGACTGGACTACTGCTATAACTGTAGATCGAAGAATCGTACAAGCTGACGGTACTATAGGTACTGAGGCTACTATGACGTTCGACCCTAGCACAGGTTCTGGCAACATTCAAGCCTTTAGGCCGTTTAGCTTTACTAAGTTAATTAAGATTCTTATGGAAGATGGTAGCTACTCAGGAACGGGTAACACTATCATTATGAACTGGTTAGTTGATGAAGGTATAAAGAGAACACAGCTTAATGAAATGTTCTACAAGTACTTAGGCAATTTAGGTTATACAGGAAACCTAAATGAAAGAATCAAACAGTGGGAAAACTCTGCGGTAAACAATGGGTTTCCCTACACAATTCCTTTCGGGCTATCATAGGAGATAATAGTGGCTCAATTAACGACCTCAATAGTGACTAAGTTGACAGGAGAGCAGCTAACAGCGCTTGAGTTCAACGCTTTAAATGATGCAGTAAATAATAACGCACAAGCTTTAGGATTTATAGACTACAACGACAGTACAGGTGCTGTAGCTTTAGTAGCAGATACTTGGACAGATGTACCTAACAATGGTGCAGGGGCTTTTACTAATAAGACTCATGCACCTGCTAACATTACAGACCTGCTAGATGTAAGCACAGGCTACCTAGACTTTTCTGAGCTGTCTGCTGGTGACAGCATTCAGATTCGTATTGACTTCAAGGTTACGCCTAACGTCAATAATGCTAAGCTAGACTGTCGGTACGTACTAGGCGGGGGTGCAGGAGAGTACGCACTTTCAGTTTTTGAGAAGAGGCTAGATAGTGGCTCTGGTGTTGCTTATGACTCAGACAAAGGTTCTTTCTTAATCTATATGGGTGACGAGAACACTAGAGGCAACCCCGGCAAACTACAAGTTAAACTTAGCTCAGCAGGAAGTCTTACTAACGCTGGCGTAGCCATACAGGTAATGGGATAGATATGACTATTAAAGTAATACGAAATGAGCAAGGCAACTGTGTTCAGTTTGAAGGGACAACACTTCCTGTTTACTGGAACGCTTGCCTTAGCGCTAGAGAAAACATTGACAACCCGAACAACATAGATATTGTTAACGACATCGAGACTGGACAGACAGGCTTTGAGAAGCAAGAGATTAGTAACGAGCCCTACACATCTTTTTCTGACAAAGACGGTACTCCTTTTAACTCAGCTCAAGAAGCTATCGAATACATTAATGCTAACGCCAATGTTACAGGTATTACTGGTAACGGTATTGACCTTATTGGCGAGCAAGTGTGTTTTAGCTTAGATGAAACCAGTACATCTATTATGATGGACAATGGCTTTAGCTTTGGTGTAAACACTATTAAAGCTGTAGCAGATGCAGACGGTACTGTACACATTATATCAAATGATAATGAAGGTAATCGTACCCACTTCTTTAACTTAGAAGCAGGTAATGCTTGCCTTAACGGTAGTGTTATTTCTGGTGGTTTGAACGACATTGTAAACACTCTTAACGAACTGTTTACGGTTGGTCCTTTTGAAGCTGTAGTTATTGCAGACCCGTTCTCTACTATGGTGGCAGACGTAGGTGGTGTTGATGCAGGTTATACACAAGAAGGTGCAAACTACATTGACCCTATTGGTGATGACCTAGGTACTAACTCTGCAAGCACTAATAGCCAAGCAGGTATTAAGTCAGTACAAACTATTGACCAAGCAGGTGAGTACTTTACCTTTGACATTAGAGGTAAATCTACCTACGGATTTGGCTTGATTCATTCAGACGCTTCTTACGCAGCAGGTAAGTATTCAGGTAATGCTACTTATGCAGACCCCGCAGGTTTTTGTGTAACAAATAACCAGCACAGTGGCTTCCAGTTCTCCCACTGGTTTCACATTGGTAACGCTCACGCATCTTGGACTAACTACGGAGCTAACACTTCGTATGCAATGGGCCCAGCTTGGTCTAACAATGCTGTACACTTCCATGAGAAAGACGACTGGAATGACAACAACCCTGTGACAATGCGAGTAGGATTAGACGCTAACGGCTTCATTGAGATTGCTACTAAGAAGGATGACGGTACGTTTGCTGTACATGCTAGGTCTAACTACCCTGCACCAGAAGGTGCTGAGTTTCACTTAGGGGTTAAGTTCTATTACAACTCAGCTCGTCTACTATCAGAACCAAAGGTCCACTTGTTAGCGCCAGCAGCTCCCACAATGTACTTCCGTTATATTGAGAGCCCTGATGGTGTATTCCATTACCCTATCTTTGTTACAGCAGAAGAAGCAGAATATTATGATGAAATTCATAATGGACTGACAGCAGGGACGGGCTCAAGTCATACTCATACGTATCCAGACGACCCTACTAACACAACTTGGTATATGCCAGAAGCAAGTCATGACCCTACTAACTACAGCCATAGTTCTGCACCAGCAGGTACAGAGACTTTTGATGGCAACGTCATAAACTGGACAGAGGTTACAAGTCTTGAGAATGCAGACTTAGCCCCTTCACAATTTAGCAATGCAGACTTGACTTACCAAGAAGGTACTGTAGTTAACATTCCACTAAGTCCTGTGGACGTTACTTACACAACCTCTGCTGTTATCAGTCCTGCTGGCTCTGGTTTAGTTTACAACTCTTCAACTACAATGTTGCAAGGGACTCTTGCAGATGTAGCCTCTGATACAGTGTACACTATTACTGTAACTCGTGCAAACAGCTATGGTAGCAGTGTGGGCAGTTTTACTATTACATCTACTGACGTGCCTCCACCTCAGACTAATGAAACACCTTGGACAAAAGCGCTAGACTTTAGTGGCAGCAATGAGCATTTAAAACAGGTAAGCACTAGTTTCTACTCTAATGCCATGCGAATGAACACTTTAGGTATCACTGTTCCAGCTAATGCAGACAGTACAAAAACTAGTAGTAATAATTATGCTCGTCCTTGGGCTTGTGCCGTTGTATTTAAGCCTGACTTTAATAACTCAAACCAACATATTTGGAACTTAGGCGAAGGTTCTGGAAGTACAGATGACAATATCTATCTAAGGTTATCTGCAACTAGAGAGTTGTACTTTGGATGGGGCAGAGGTAATTCAAATAACGAATGCCGTATTAGCAGCTATCTACCAAACAATAATTGGTTTGGTGTGTATGTAGGTCATAAAGGAACTAGGTTATCTGGTAATGATGCAACTGCTGCTAACCTAGCAGATGCTTTTGACATTACATTTAAGAGTAGTTCTGATTGGGATTACAATTCTGGAAACATGAGTACTGTACCTAATTGGACAAATGGCTCTACAGGTGTCAGAATGGACAGAAGCTTTAATGGAGACTTTACAATAGGTGGGAGAGGCTCTAACAGGAACTTCCACGGTAAAGTAGCTAGTATGGTTGTTACTTCACTTAAGTTAAATACAGCTATGCCTAATGCTGATGAAGTCAAGCTAATGATAACAGACCCTAAAAAGTGGGAAGATGATTACAGAGTTGGCAAGTCTATACGACAAATACATACAACAGGTAATGTAACATACTCACCATTTAACTTGTATAACGGTTATGGTCCTGTACAAATCTGGCTTATGGGTGACGGTACTTCTGACTCTTATGGAAACGGAATAAGAAACGAAGTGTACCCACAAGAGCAGAACTATTCTAAGCTACAGCTCAACAGCATGGTTAGTAATGATATTCAAAACGTAAGTATTGCAGGTCTAACCTGATAACTAGTGCCGCCTCTGCTAAGCAAGTGGCATTTAACTAAATAGAGATAAGAGTTGATCTAAGAATGATTAGTAACCTGCCAGATTGGGTCACAGCAGGGACAGCAGTGACAGTAGTACTAGGGGGAATGTTGGGGGTCTATACTAGCTCCGCAACTAGGTTAGATTTAGCAGAAGAAAGAATAGCAAATACAACTTCGGTTATAGAGAAACTTGCAGACGAGCAATTAAGAATTAGTAGAGAGTCTAGGTATCTGAGTGAGAGGATGGCGGTAAGCACTGTAAGTGCAGAGCATCTTAAGGAAGGCCAGATCAAAATGCAAAGTAGCATAGAGTCATTAGCTAATGAAGTGAGACAATTGTCTGTACATGTGAGTAAAGAAAAGTAGTATCGGGGGCTTAATGCCCCCTTCTTTTTGCCTAAAATTTAGGTCAAGTATATTTTATAATAAGAACAACAATAGCTAAGCCAGTAAAGATTGCTAGCTCAAAAGGTATTGTCGAGAGTGAAAGCCTTAATACAGCCATAATTACAATTAAAATACTTGCAAGTACAAGTAAAGCGTTCTTCATTCTATCCCTCACAGGCTACACACTCACCAGTAGAACCCTTTACACCTCGTAAAGATCGCTGATAGTAGAGTGCTTTAATATTTGGATTTAGTAGAGCTTCTTTCGTTACTCTAGCAATTTGATGTTCATCTGTATCACAGAACAAGTTTAAGCTTTGGCCTTGGTCAATGTACTTCTGACGTTCAGCAGCCATAGAGACAAGACTCATTTGATCTATCTCATATGCAGTACGGAAGACTAGCTTCTCTTCGGGAGTAAGCCACTCAAGATGTTGTACTGAGCCACTGTAGTTCATAGCAATGTCTTCCATAAGCTCTAAGCTATAAGTACCCTTGTCCTTACAGAGCTGTACAAAGTAAGGATTCATACGAGTCATTTCACCTGCTGCTGTGCCTTGGTTAAAGGCATTGGCAACTACAGGTTCTATGCCTTGAGACACACCCCCACAGAGCAAAGCTGAGCTTGTATTAGGCGCTATAGCAAACATGGTAGCGTTACGTAAGCCTAGCCCCTCACACCACTCAGGAGAGCCTAGAAGCGCTCCTAGCTTCCTGTTAGCTTTAAGCCCCCAATCATTTAGCTTACTAAAGATTTTAGCGTTAAGTATCTGAGACTCTAAGCAATCGAAAGGCAGCATCTTACTTTGTAAGTAGCTGTGAAATCCTAGCGTACCAAGACCTAATGCTCTAGCCTTCTTAGTAAAGCGTCTAATGTTATCAAAACCCTTAAGACCTTTTGTTTGATGCAGCATAAGCTCAACTACACAGTCAAGGAACAACATCATGTAGTACACATCTTCTTCGGTAATGTTCTCCCACTGAGTTAAGTTAAGGGAAGACAATACACAACTAAAGGTGTGCTCTTCATCTTGTGGCAATGCTATCTCTGAACACAGGTTACTAGCCTTTATGCTTATCCCGCTATTCTTAATAGCCAGTGGTGCTAAGCGGTTAGCTACATCTGACTTCCAAATATAGCCCTTGCCAGTACGTGCTCTTAGTAGCATTACTCTGTTGAACCTAGCTACTGCTTCTTCATCACCAGCTTTAAGTCGGTCTATGAATTCGTCAGTAAATATCCAACCTACGTTAGCGTCACCGGGGTTCTTCTGTACATACCCGGCTAACTCGTAGAAGTCCTCGTGATCTACTTCTAGATACCCCGCCCAAGAACCTCGTCTATTATTTCCTTGTGATACTTTATTTGCAATATCAACCATTGTGTCAAAGACAGGAACAACCCCGTCAGCAGTCCCGCCAGAAGCAATAACAGAGCCGCGAGAACGTATGCCACCGAGGTAGGCAGAAGTACCGTAGCCATACTTGCTAAGCAAAGCAGCCTCGTGACCAGATGTATAAAAGTCAGAAATCGAATCACCTACCATACCTCCTGAACATGACACAGCATGTCCTCTATTAGTTCCTACGTTGCACAAGACAGGAGTAGAGGGAGCAAGCTTCCCACTCCACATAAGGTCATAGAAGCGCTTCTCAAGGTGATGCCTACTACCTGCACCCATTTGCTCACCTACTTCTGCTAAGGAGCTTGCTATGTTTATAAACCTGTCTGCTACTGTTTGCCCTTCATACTCAGAATACTTTCGGTTAAATAACATGTATCCTTGTGTAGTGTACCACTCAGGTACAACGCCTCTCTTAACAGCTTCCTTACGTGCTTCACTTAACCTTTCAAACTCACTCACCCCAAACCTCTCCAAACTTCCCTTCAGACCATTTAATGTTGTATTCAGAACCACTTCCTGTAAAGAAGTCATGGAACTGTACGCTGTTTATATTTGAGTAGAACCAAGACTCAATAAACCTATCTAGGTTTTCTGTGAATAGTGGTTCAAGACCTAGCTGCTCTAAGCAGAGGTTGACCCTGTGTGCGACAAAGTCTTGTAGATTCTTCTCCGTGATGCCTTTGATGCTGCCTTTCTCGAAGAGCTTCTTGATGATCTGTTCTTCATGTTTGTACACCTCTCTCGCAATAGAATAAATTTTGTCTTCTTCTTCTTTCGTTAAGCCTTGCTCTTCAACCACTCGTTTAAACAGCAGTGCTCCACCTACTGCATGAGTGTTTTCATCTGCTACTGACAGGTTGATGCCTCGACAGATGTTCTTGATTAAGTCCTTGCCACACTCTTGAGCTTGGAAGTGCTTAAGGAATGCAAAGGACGAGTACAATACAGCGCCCTCAATAAAAGAGAAACCTGCTAGTGATAGTTTAGTGTTCTCTGCGTCAATGATCTTGCCTATAAACGACATACGATCTTTAAGTACAGGGTCGTTTAGGTACTCTCCATAGAACTCTTCTGAGTCTACATAGAGTAGTTCGTTAATACGGTTGTAGAAAGGTGCATGACTGTTGAGCTCTACTGCTGAGAACAAGGAAGCCATGCGTTGTATTTCTGGTCGGTGGAAGTCTTTCATTACTCGACCTGCCCAATAGTCATCCCCTGCGTGCATTTCATAGTGGGTGAACAACTTAAGGACAGTCATTAGTCCGTGACGTTCTGCTTCTGTCATAAGTACTCGAACGTCTTGTATGTCATTCTCTACTTCTGGCTCATCCCAAGGCCAGAAGGTGTGCATTTGTTCATTAGCTAACTTATCAAACTCTGGATACTCAATAATCCAGCCAACAGGTTTGTCAAAGATGCTCACTTATTCCCCCTTAAGAAATCGTACAATTATGTCACTACCAGTAAGAAGTATGTCGTTAACTGCTAATGCAGGTACTGACTTCAATCCAAGTGGGAAGTTAACAGGGTCTGTCTCTATTTGATAGACTCGTTCTTGTTCGTCCATGAGCTTCTTTATTTGCTTACATGGAGCACAGCTTTCTAGCGAATATAAAATCATTCTTCTTCCTTTTGTGTAGCTTTCTCTACAATCTTTTCTACGTCATCTGAGGCTAAGTATAAGTCCTCACCCCTAAGTACTTTGTCAATCTTGTTCTTGCTAAAGAATCTTCCGTATATCTTGTGATATATCTTAGCGATTCGTTGTGAGTTAAACACAGCAGACTTTAGGTTCTCGTTAACCTTACCCATAGCACCACCACTACCGTCATGTAGCATAATCTCTGAGAACTCACCAATGATAAGTGCATCACCTGCAAAGAATAGTAGTGACCCTGCACTAGCTACAAGACCATCTGCACTTGTTACTACTACAGCCTTTGAACCAGACATGGCGTGTATAATCTCTACAGCAGTGTTTAAATAGCCCCCTACGGTGTTTAAGTGCAATATGACAGTATCACTATCAGTTGCATTGTAAAGCGTGTCTAGCAGCTCTACATACTCTTCTGACTCACCTATCTCTCCATGTATGTAGAAGTGATAAGTAATACCGCTTGCTTGTGCTCGTACATAATCTCTATCAATCACCCTAACAACTCCCAAGCTTCAAAGGCTTCAATAAATGCTTTACATTGTTCACTACGCATAATGTCTTCTTTCTTAAACTCTATCGTGTGAACACCTAAGTTAAAGTACTCAACCATGTTTACAAACTCTGCTAGCCCACTGCTTTTAAACTTTGGGCTAATCTGTGCAACGTCACCACACATAACAACTTTACTATACTTACCGATACGAGTAAGGAATACTTTAAGCTGTTGGAAGTTCATGTTCTGGCATTCATCTACAATGATGAAAGTATCATCAAAGGTCATGCCCTGTATGAACTCCAAGCTCATGTACTGTAGTCGTCCATGCTTCTCTAGACTTTCTTGCACACCCTTGTTACAACCTTGAGCTAGAAGATTCTGCTGTATAGGTCTAACCCAAGGGTCAATCTTTTCTCGTTCAGTGCCGGGTAAGTAGCCACCTTCTTTAGCAAAGCTAACATTGGGCCTAGTGACTAACACCTTCTTACGCTTGTCACTATCTAGCCACTCAAGGGCAGCACCTACTGCACCAAAGGTCTTACCTGTACCTGCACAGCCATAGGCTAGTACTGGTGATCGAGCTTTATCTCTCAGTGCAAGCTCGTATAACTTGTGTGTTTTAGTTGTCATTGTGTTAAAGCCTCCCAACTCTTAGGATATAAAGGTGCAATAATATCATTCCAACTACGGGCTAAGTCCTGTATCTCCATTTGAGCATGGGCATCTATACGTTGCTTATAAGCTCTAGCCCATGCTGATAGAGAACCAGTAACGTAGTATTCTGTGTACATAGACTGAGGAAGTACCATACGGGCCTGTTCAGGGGCTACGTTAGAAGCTAAAAGTCTACTATACGTACTCCATGCAGTTGAGTGAACGTGATCTACGGCAGCTTGCACATAATCCTGAGACATCAAAGCACTGCCACTACCCTGCTTAACACTGCCCTCTGGTCGGCTACGCCATACATCAGGAGTAAAGAACTCAGGCCCATCGTCTACATAACGTCTGCTCACTTCGTTATAGGTGAAGCCAACCATGTGCTTGAAGCGTTGACGAGCTACGAAGATAGGAACCTTCTCGCGCATCATAATCTGAGGATGGCTAAAAGGAGTCCAGTGGTTGTGCTTGGCTAAGTAGTTTATTAGCTTATTGTCTTGGGTAGGCAGCTTACGAATATTAAAGTATTCACCACAAGGGCTTGAAGAGCTTGATGGCCCTCGTCCGTCCTCATCGTAGTACTCCCACTCACTTTCTTTACTAAAGCTTACCCTAGCTGCATTTACTACAGTAAGGTCTGACCCCATATTCTCAATTAGTTGTGCTTGCATTTACCCTCACTCTCTGTTCTGGCTTCTTCCCATAGTCTTTCGTGTTTAATCTTACAATCAAAAGCATGTAGAAGATAGTTGTCTTTATACTTACGAAGTAGTTGTAAGTAGTTTCTTGACTGCTCATCTAAATTAAACCACTCTCTTTTTAAGTGCTTGCCTGCTGAAGTTAAGAATTTATGTATAAACCCTTCATACCCTTCCGGGTCTAAAGCATCTACCACTAGATAAACTTCAAGATCACCACACAACGAGGTATGAAGTTCCTTAACTCTTTCTTCCACAGACCTTCTAGTAATACCAATCTTAAAGGCTTTTTGCCTTTCATCTATTAATACGTACAGCTTCCCCTTTGCTTTGCTGCAATACTCCTTTTTCCATTTTAATAAAACTCTCCTTGGTATGCCCGTAGAGTTAAACAGGTTGTCTAAGGTCTCTCCACAACTCACCATCAAACTCACTAGATGCCTCTTCTCTTGGGTGTCTAGGTTACTATAGTGCATCTGTCATCCTGCTTCCCTTTTACTAATTTCTCGCTGCACATACCACAGAGCTTTCTTTAAATCCTCTATGCCACCGTCATCGTGTTTTTCGTCAGCTCTCCACAAGTACTTAACTGCATTGCCTACACAAAACCCCATGTGCTCTGTCACCTGAATACACTCTATGCCAGAAGGGTGTGAGGTGTAGTGAGGTGGATGATTGACCATATCTGTAGGAGAATATTTCATCCGATATGTAGGTAGTCCTGTTTCTGCATTCCATTCAGCTTGCTCTCCAATTTTAACCATATCAGCTAAGTCATACTCTTTATCTTTATCACTCATACGTCACCCCTAAAGCTTATCTGGAAAATGTGTCTCATCTACCACCGCTCCGTTTTTACAAATATACGAAGTCCAACCTGAAAAACTTTCAGTTATCTCAGCTAGGCCCATATTAGCTTGACATAGAGCTAAGCCTTTTTGTACTTCAAGCTCACTAACTGTTTGATACATGCAACCTGTAGAACATAAGATTGCTGCTGTAAGTGCTAAGTATTTCATGCGTATTCCTCTAGTAATCTCTCTAACGATACAAAGTTAACATCATGGTCGATGTAACCGAACCTATTTTCATAACCTTTAAGGTGCAAGAAGCCTCTAACCTCAGTGTTGTTAGCGCCTCTGTAGTCTTCATCTTGCATATAGAAGCTACCTGCACATGCTCCGAAGTGCGGCTTACCTTGTAGGTTCTGCCTACGTGCGAACTGATATTGCTGTTGGTGTCCATGCACAAAGCTGTGTGGAAACTTGTTAAGCTTGTTCTCCATAGAACCACCTACTGCTCGACCGCTCATAGCGTTCTCCATATAGTGAGAGAATGCAATACCGTACAGCCAGAACGGTTGATTCATAGGATGCACATTCCAACCTTGATCACGTACAAACGCCTCTAGATCAAAGCATCCCTCTAAGCAAGGATTGTTAGCTATGTAGCGAGCTAACCTGTT